CGGTAGCTTGAGAACTGACTTGTATTGGGGTTGTCTGTCCATCTTGAAGTGCTTTAATTACAAAGGTAGTGCCTGCTCCTAATCCCCCAACAACTAACCACTTCGTACCGGATGGAGCAACATTAACAATCCATTTATTTCCCAATGTATGTCCTGTAGTGGCTGCAAAAGTGATTGTTACTCCTTCTGCAAGCGTTTGAGCAGAACCAGTAATGGCTACCCCTGTGGTATATCCTCCTGCATCTTTTCTCCATTTAAAAGTGTCGGGGGTTCCTGTGGCATCTATCTCTACTTCATAGGTGGATAAAACAGTTGATCCTACATAAGTACCACCAAACGTAGCATCATTTAATCCAGCCCCAGTAAACTGTTTAACTCCTACTCCACTATTCACTTGGACAAACTCCACCAAATTTCTTGGGATTATCCCTAGATCGGAGCTATGTAATCTCTTATAAGAATATCTTGCTGTCAAGGCATAGAAAGTTAAATTACCATCAATACTGGTCGGACGTATCTCCATATTTTCTAAAGTCTGCGCCTGATTATCTGCTACCTCATGTGGAGGTACAAATAAATTTAATCCACCAGTGAATTTTAAATCCTTTTTGGACATTTTAATCCTTCTTTGCTAAACGAAATATATGATCGGTGATTTGTGATAGCATTTCATTTATATGTTTAAGATCATTCTCTCTTAATATCATTAATTCTGCTTTAACTTTTACAGCTTCCTTAACTGCTAATTTATAATACACAAATCCATTAATATACAATCCCACTATTAGTGATCCTACAAGATATTCAAATGGTGTCATTAGTTTCTCCTATTCTGAGAGCCATGAAGCTGTTCTAGGTCTATGTCTGAATATTCTACCATCTAACTTCGCTCTCTGTGGATATATTCCTTCATCAGCCATATTTCTACGCATCCTACCCAACACCTTTTCCAACATCTGTGGATCGTATGGTATGCCAACATCTGTACCGTATCCCATTCCTCTTAATTCATTGGTAAGCAATTCAGTTAATGTTTTTATATCAAGAAATGCTGGCGCAGCAGCATCGGCTACATCATAAATTTGAATAGCATGATAATATAATTTACCAGAATATGTTTGATCTGGAACAGGCCATACCGTACCGGATAATTGTATCTCTCCACCAGTGTCCACTCGTCTGTTAATATTTAATATCTGTGGTTGCCCTGGTTGACTTTGGGCACTAATCAATCCGTAATCAACAAAAGACAACAGTGGCAAAGTAATCTCGATTGGGGGAGAGCTATTAGGCAATATTAACTTCCCAAACAGCCCCTTGGCATAATCTGTAGGAACAGTCCATGTGCTAAGATTAGCAGTTAATGTGATGGAAGCAGATATCTGATTACTAGGCCATGAAAAGTCATTATATAATTGATCGACAATTAGATTTAACTTGTCATCGCATATAGTGTTTAATTCTGTCCCTCTAGCCACATTCTGTTGAGCAATACTGATTATAGCTGTCTTTGCTATTCTTACTGCCATTACTTTTTCACCTTGCTCTTTTTAAATTCAGATGTATCTTGAACATTATCTTCTTTTACTTCTTCCGTCATGCAACGCTGTGCTACCAAATTATTTTCAATAAGCCTTAGTCTTAATGCTTCCCCTGCTTCTTGCATGGCTTTATAAATTTCTTTCCTATCTAGTTTAAAAGCATTAACTGTAACACTGGTATTTTCTTCTGTTGCTGTTAATCTTGAAATCTGAATAATAGCAACCGGCTTCCTTTTAAAAAAGTTGAACATTGTTTTCTCCTATTTAATTGCCTTTTAATACTGCCAATTCTAATATTGGGTGTTCTATATATTCTAATTCTTTCCTTTTTGCTTCTTCTCTTGTCTCCATCATTCCTTTTAGTCGGCTTGCCAAACTAACAGGGACTTCAACTATCCCACAATATCTAGCTCCATTAATTATTATTTCTGGCTTCACATTTATCTTGACTTTTTTTTCCCCAGTATCTTCTAATTTTTCCTGTACTGTTTTGGCTGTGTCTGCCAACGCATCAGCGTCTAATTTCTTCTGATCTACCAGTCCAGATACTATCTGAGTAAGAAGATTAATTGATCTTTCTAGTTTATCAAATCTATCATCATTGGTAGCAGGAGAAGGACTTGCACCTTCTATCTTTTGGGTATGAGCCAAATGAGTATCTACATTCTCTTTCCTGCTATTCTTATTCTTTGAGCCTGGGGGTCTACCACGCTTCTTTACTATAATTTCTTTTTCAGTAAAATCTAATTCTAATTGGTTGGACATTTCATCCTCTTTTTTGAGTAATAACCCTCATCCTGCTCCCAGGATCATCCTCGGTCATCGGATATTAGCTAGTTCCTTTTAGACATTGTATTGTCAAGAACCATTTTACCGAATTATACCTACTCCACCCTTTTAGCCTATTCTACTACAGAACCGTAGATGGTTCATAGGCTAATTTTTTAATCAAATGAAGATTCAGCTTCTACTCGATTGAAGAAGTTGTTGTTGTTGATTACGCATTTGAACATAATCTTCCATCCAGCTTTACGTCTTAATGCTAGAGGATTACTATCACTTGCCCCAGGAGGGGTTAGTGTAGACTGTAAGTTTTGTAGATCAACAACGGTGTATGCTTCCTTACCGAATAAGAATCCAAGGTGAGTCTTGGAACTAGCTGATGCCATTTCGTCAAGTAAGCTACCAGCAGTTGTACCGGAGGTAGCGATTGCGAAGATTGTAGTACCATTGGCATTGGCAGTATCTCCAATCTCAATACTTGCTGATGCAGCAAAATATTGATCTGAACCTTGAACATACTTAGTAATAGCTGCGTTTGCAGCACTAGAAGCGGTAATATCTGATGCGGATGTTGCCCAGTAAATCTTATATCGTAGTGTAGCAGTAGATGGTAACACTACGGTAACAGAGTCATCAGTATCGGCAGCACCAACATCCTCAGTTGAAACTTGGTAGATTACGCTAGGATAATTGAATGTAGTATCGAAACCTACAACTAGAATCCGGTGATAACGTAGTGCCAAATCTCCCCCACCTTCATTAATATTTGTGGTAGGTGCAGCAGCAGATGTTAAAGTTGGAAGTGAATTGGATCGTAGAAAACGAACACCTAAGAACTCTCCAATCTCTCCATTCCATAACCTCTTTGCAGCAGCGTATTTAACTGAGTCAATAAAATCAGGATCAGATGATACATCAAACTCCATGTAGGAATCAAGAATAGATACATAATGATCTCCTAACTCTGGATCGGCAACCCCTGGCGCACGTTCCATTCCCATAGCACCATTAGCTCGTAGACTTGCCACCATCCTACGCCATGTATCAGAAGTAACTACATCGGTAGAGGTTAGTGAAAATCTATTTGCAATAGTACCAGGATAGAAGATAGATGTTCCAGTCGCAACGACATTAAAACATTCTCGCTCAACTGTTTCACCACTCTGAAACCCTAATAGTTGTAGAGCCTTTTGTAGAGGCTTGTGTTTAATTGTTAATTCAGCAACGTCAGTAATTGTAACGTATGCTCCCCACTGTTCCGCAGTTGCAGTAACAGTTGAAATACTCATTGTAGTAGAGCTACCCTCATTACCTTCACTAATTACACTGAAAGGTAATGGTAAACGCTCATATCGAGTATATTGGAATGTCTTGGATGATTGAGAAGGCAATACTGCCTTATCACCCATTTCATAGAACCTTAGAATCTTATAAGCAATCCTAAGAGTTTTTTCTGCAATGTACTGGATAGCGTCTGATCCAGACTGTACGGTATAATTACCGAGAACAGTGGATGTGGTATCTGCTCCACCAGCCATCTTAGGTTGTAACCAAGAAGATAGCTTATTGGATAACCACTTGAACATTAAAAATCACTCTCCTTAAAATTTTACATCAACCATGCTTTCATCTAGTTCTTTGTCATTCATGTCTCGCATGGGCTTCTTTATTTTATCCTTAGAAGAACTGACATTGTTATTGGTCTTTTCTTTGCTTATTCTGACATCAGACTTTTTAACAATGAGTTTTCCAGTGGAAGTTTTCTTAATCAACCCCCTAGTAACAGCAATTTCAAATGCCTGTTCCCTAGTTAAATATGCCCCTGAATTAGAATATTCTTTACGAATAGTATCTATCTCCCTGGTATATTTTTTAATTTGAGGGTTAGCAACAGAAGCCTTTACTTCATCAAGTCTGTCAATAACAGCCCCTAAGATTTCCTCATTGGCTGCATTTTGCTTGCCAGATAATTGTCTGTAATATTGTTCTACAGCTTTTCTTGTATTAGCATCGACATCTTCGGGCCACTCAAATTCCTTATCCTTTGGTGTCAATCCTCTATTTTGAGTAACTAATTGAGATAGAGTATCAGTCAAACCTCTAAGTGTATTCTTTTCATCAACAACTTCCTTGAATCGAGAATAAGGCACTTTTTCTTCATGCTCTGATTCTTCTTCCTCAACGACTTCTTCTTCTTTAACTTCCTCTGTATCTTCTTTCTGTTCATCAGTATCTTTAACGTCAACCTGATCTGACGCTTCTTGATCAGCCATTATATCCTCCTATTTTACGCTTAGCCAGCGATTTTGGCATTTGTTTTTTCCTGTATTTTCAAAAGTGTCTTTAAGAAATTCTCAGGAAAATTTATTAATTCATCTGTCTGTTTATATATTGTATTAAACTTTGCTAGTGTAATACAATCATCCAAGTTATTTATTGTTTTTCCCTTCAGATTTTGTTCCATACTCCATTTGGTTCTAACCATGCAGCCCTGAAAAAATCTCCAAAACTCGGATTTCATTCCGTCCAAAAACACTTGTTTTATGTGTTCTGGATTCTCTTTACATAGTTTATCAAATTCCTCAGCATCCTTTAAACACTTTGTTAATTTCTCATAATCTGCACTAAGATTTTGAAAGTCCATCTATCATC